AACATTTCCGCAATCGGCGGCACTTGCGTATTGCCGAGGACCACGTCGTATTTGTTCTTAAGTTCGTCTAAAAGGTTTTCCCAATTGTTCTCGGTAGACACTTGATCGCGCCAACGCCGGGAGACGGCAATACGATCTTGGAGTTTCTGGACCTGCTGGGATTCCTTGAGGTCTGAAAACTTACCCATTAGAAATCTCGTGAAAAAAGTCGTAATGAGGGTTATTGCGTTTGCGGGCCTGCTGGAAGGCGGCTTCCCAGCTTCCTTCAGGAATCCCGGCGGAACTTTGCGAATCTCCAGGCACTAACAAATCAAGCTGCGAAGCAAGCGCATCGATCTCGTCGTCATGTTTGCCTTTAGGAAATTGCAGAAGTTCCTGCTCCAGCGATTTCATCCATGGCGCGTGGAACACAAGGCCGTCACGATAAAAGGGCTCAAGGGCCTTAATGCGGAACTCTTTGGATTCGTTGGTATTTCGCCGCAGTTCCGTGATCGGAAAGAAAACGCCGCGCTCGCGCATCTTCTCTTCCAGCCAGGACTTCAAGGCTTTCTGATAAGCAATCGTTTCAAGGCCTACGACGGACGGATGCCATTTCTGATAGGTCGTAAAAATATTGTCGATCGACTCGGCGACTTTCCAATGGCCTTTGATCGTGTCTAAGACGTAGATCTTGTAATTCTCATCCATCCCGGAGACGTTAATGGCGAAGTAATCGGCGGATTGCTTCTCGCTGATGGCGGGATCTATCGTCATCGAAACAAAAAGACGTTCCGGCCGGCGTTCGTAATATTTAAAATAGTCTTTCTTAAAAATCGCATTGGTGGAATCGATGGGGTCATTCATGTACTGCGAACTGAATTCTTCGCTAGGACGCTTTTTTAAATAGTTGATGTAGTCCTCGCAATGAAAATCCACCGACTCCCAGCCCTTGGTCTGCGCGTTAAATTGTTTTTGAAATTTCTTTGGAAAAATTATGCGTCCTTGCTCGATTACTTTGCGAACCGAGATGTCGTAATATTCCGACTCATTGTCGATAATGTATTGGTAGACATCGTCCAAGTGCCAGCGCGTGCCGATGACGATAATGAGGCCCCCCGGCTCGATTAAATCGATCATCGAGCGGTAATAGCGCTTGACCTTTTCGCGCTGCTCAGGCGTCTGGAAATTCTTCTCCCCCTGCAAATCGTCTAGGATAATGATGTCGTAGTGCGACGAGGTCAGTTCCGCTTCCACTCCGCTCGTTCCGATGGTCGGAGCGGCCAGCGCTTTCCGGCGCTGTTGAATGACAATGTCATCTTCCCGCCAGCGCTCCGAAACAAAATCACCAAAGAGTTTGGGCAGGTCCGTCTTTTCCGTAAGGAGTTGTTTGATTTCATAGAGCATTTCCCTCGATTTATCCCAGACTTGATTGGCGATTAAAATACGCACGTCGGGATTACGCAAGAGCGATTGGATGGCGAACCCCTTCGTCACAATGGCCGTCTTTAAATGACCCCGGGGCACAAGCAGAAGTTTGCGGATCGACTTGCGGTTCACGAAGCGCTCGATATCGTCATGGACGAGATCCCAATCGTTATAGCCCAGGATTTTCGTGCACAAGAAATGCAGGGAGTTTTTGCAAGCGGAGCGAACCTGTTCAATCGAAATCGTATCAGCCAAGGATGAATCCCTTGCAAGTCGGACATACCGAGAAGACCGTGACGGTGACGGGAGGACCCCACCGCTTTAGCCCTTCGGGAGCCTTATAAGTCGATTCCAAAAAGTTAAACAATGACCACCGCCTTATCGTACGTGCCGCCCTGTTTCTCCCAATGGGCTTGATGGGCTTTCGTCAGGCCGTCTTTGGCGACATCGGCGGCATGAGCGTTTTTAACGGCGCAATCGACGCACACGGCGATTTTCATGATGGAGCCGTTAGACCATTGGACCTCGACTTCAGTGTATTGGCTGCCGGGTTTACGCGAGCCGCAATGGCCGCAAGGCGGGGCGATTTCTTTCTCGCAGAGCATGCAGTAACCGAACTCGCATTTCATGGTTGAATCGCCCCCGGATCTTGCAGAGGCTGGTTGGAACGGTTACGGATCATCCCGAGAATGCCCAAATGATTCATGAGCGCGGTAATCAGCGGATTCATGGGCGGGCGCTGGTCGGCGACGGATTGCTCCAGCGGCTGATTCAAGGCATAGGGGTTTGGCGGGGCGGCCGGCGGGGGCTGGACAGCCTGGGCCAAGAGCGCCTGCGCGATCTGGTCTTTCGAGTTCATGAGGCTTCTTTCATAATCTCGGCATCTATGGAGTTTTGCCGGTGAAAAGCTTCTTCCACATCTTTCGCGCCAAAGTTGAAATTGATCGTGATGCCTTTACTGGCTTCGGGGTTGGACTTGATTTCCGGACAGACGCGCTTACCAAACTCCAAATACACCACCTGTTGATCTTTCGAGAGATGCTTTTTCCCCTCTAAGACCTCTTCGCCCATTTCCCACCACTTATTGGATTCATGCCATTCTTTGCGAATGTAATCTTGTTTGGCGCGGTTAGCGAGCCAGGCTTTCGTCGAGGGACGATTTAAGAAGCGCTCGGCACTTACAAGCGGCATCCCTGTTTTCTGGGCGGCTTCGGCCAAAGGAACACCTAGGCGGTAATTGTTTAAGAAGAGATATTGGCGGCGGGAGAAGCGGACGAGTTTACGGTCAAAGAGAAGGGGGTCATACACGGAACTGCCAATAACGGACAGGCGCGTGGCATCTGTGGAGCCAAGCGTCTTGAGAGAGTTCGTTTTGGCGGGATCGCTCACAAAACCAGACCGGGGAATGACCCCCGGGCCGTGTCCGTAAGCGTTATGGTTGGACGAAAGTCTTTAAACCCATGGAAAAAGCGCTAGGACCCGGCAAAAGTGATTTGCCAGCCATAACGCTTGAGAAAAGGATAACTCAGATTTCTAGAATGTCAAGGAATCGACGGAGGATTTAATCTATGGTATTAAAACAATTTAGACAATGAAAGCCATTGTGATGCCCAACAATGACCATGATTTTATCCCTATCTGCCCCGCAATTTAAACAAGCGGGCCGAGAAGAAACCCGTTCGTTGGCGCAAACAGTAGCCTCTTTCTTGCAATCACAATACCACGGAGGAAGGTTTGGAATTTTGTCAAACTCACTCATTTTTGAGAATAGCTTCTAACAAAAGATTTGTCTTACACTGCTCTTTGAAGATCAGGACCAAGGCATCAATAAACGCCTGTTCTTTAGGTTCCAGGGATTTGTAGAGTTCCGTGGTCACTTTTTCTTGAGTTTCTTTTTGACCACATTTTTGACTTTAAAGGGTTTCACTTTAGGCGCTTTGGGCGGGAATAACTTCATAAACTCGGGCTCCGCCTCCACAGGTTCGGGTTCGGGAACGGCCTGCCCCACAAGAGGAAAGAGTTCTGGTTCCGACGAAGGAGCCGGCGCTTCTGATCTTTCATCCATCCTTGCAGCCACCCAGGCCCGGATATTGGCGATCATACCATGACCGACCGCATTGGTCAATTCATTTAAAGCGTCCAACTCTTTTAAAACCTCTTCTTTGGTCATGCTTTGGATTCTACTTCAGATAATTGCAAGAACGCGAGGCAGATCGCCATGGAGGCGGTGTCGGCTACTTTGTGTTGTGATGATTCCAATGGCACGTCACACATAGCCAACGAACATCCAATGGTTTTGAATAGTCATCATGGTGAACATGAAGAAAGATTTCTTGACCGCATACTGAGCAAATCGTAGGTCGAATAAGGTCGCCACGTTTAAGAGCATCGCGCACTTTCGCTCTAGCCAAAAACTTAGTTGTATTTCGCTCATAGTAAAGCCTCGCAAGTTTTCGCATCCTTGCTCGTCTTTTAGGTTTTCTATTCCTAGCCAAAGATGCCGCATTGCGTTTAGCCTTGTCCCGATAGTATCGCCGCTTGTCCCGTTCTCTCCGAAGCAATATGTTTTCCATATGCCCATTCTATTTCATATCTCCCACGTTTGCAAGGAAAGCTTCACATAGCTGTTTTGGAGTAGGCCAATCCGTGAATTTACGAATATCAAGATATGGAGTCACCTCCCACACCGCCGCGATGGAGTGGCAGTAGTCGGGAACACGATAGCCGATGCCGTCGACTTGACCACAGTCCCCATCTAAACATTTCCCAGAGAATGTCACGCGATGCCCATGTGAAAATTGATGGGGTTCACTGTTAACGGCAGGTTTTCCCAACTTCCGCGCCACCGCCTCATTGATTTCTTGGTCCGTCATGGCTTTATGGAGTTACTTAAAATCATCTTCTCGCGAATCTTCTGCAATTTTTCAATCATCAGATCCACCTCATTAATCCCGCCGATCTCATAGTCATTGCATTGAAAAGGCAAGTACACCCGTCGCGATACGGAATCTAATATCGGGCTAAAAGAATCCTCAGGATCTTTCTCTGATTGTCGATGCCATTTAACCATTACTATT